ACCTGGGCGACGCCGGACAGGTCGGGACCGGTGACCTCCAGCCCGGCGGACTCCAGCTGGGCCAGGGCCAGCGGGCCGAAGGCGAAGTCCGGGCCGGTCGTGTCCCGGGCGTAGTGCACCAGCGACAGCAGCGCGACGGCATAGGAGTACCGGGACGAGGCCCGGAAGCGGAGGGTCTCAGGCGAGGCCAAGGAGCCTCCTCAGCATCTGGTTGAGCTCGTGCAGTGCTGCTCTCAGGAAAGCATCCAGCCCGGCGAACTGGCCAAGGGGCATCGCGCGGATTTCAGCGGCATGAATGTAGGCGGGCGGCTGCGGGGCCGCTGACGGAGTTACCGGCGGCGGCGCGGCCGGGCCTGCTACGGTGACGGCTGGCGCCGGGCCCGCGGGCGTGGTCGGCCCCATCGGCCCGGGAGGGCCCGGTGCCGCCTGGACCAGCTCAAGGCGGCACCGGCAGTTCGGGTGGCGCGGCGGGCCCAGCAGCATGCCGAGGTAGGCCTTCGGCGGGTGCGTGTAGATAATCGGGTCGCCGATCCCCAGGTGGTAGCGGCGCTCGCCGGCCGGCGTTGCCACGCGGCGGGTGCGGGCGTGCGGCAGCGCCACCGGGGCGCCGACCGGGAACTGGGCCCCGAGCGGGACGGTCATGCCGTGCAGCGCACGGCACCACATGCAGGTGCGGGAGTCCATCGAGGACACCCAGCGCTTCTCCAGCCGCTCTCCAGCGGCCTGGCGGCCCAGCCCCTCCGCCAGCACCGACGCCGTGATGCCGCTGCCCGCCGCCACGCTGAGCGTCAGGCGCCCGCGAAGGGCCAGGGCATCCGCCTGGTCCCGGATGGCCGCCGAGACCGCAGCGGCCCGCTCAGCGGCCGCCTCAAGGGCCGGGGCGGCACCGGGCCTGCTGACGCCGGGCTCGAACTCGCGGGGCGGCACCGAGGCATGAGCGGCCCGGATGGCGGCATGCAGCCGGGCCGGGGCCTCCGCGTAGGCACGGTCCACGTCGGACATCAGCGCGGCGAGCACCGGGTCGTCATCGGCGGCGCCCGTCCCCGCCCAGGCCCTGGCCACCATGGCGAGGACAGCCCGGTGCGCGGTGCCCAGGCCGTCCGCCAGGCCCTTCAGCACGTCCGGGCGGGCAAGCAGCTCGTCGGCGCTGCCGCGCGGGTTGTTCCTGATTATCAGGGATACCTGGCCGGTGAAGCCGGTCAGCGCCGAGCGGACCGCCGCGCCGAGCTGGAGCCTGAGACGGCCGGCCGCCGCGAGCGCCTCACTTCCCGGCGGGCTCACCGGCAGGCTTCTGCGGGCGGTGCGCCTTCCACCCGGCGGCCGCCAGGTCGGACCGGATGAACTGCTGGGAGTGGTACATCTCGCTGATGTGCCCGCCGGGCAGGCCCTCGGCGAAGCAGCCGGCGCCCAGGTCGTACAGCAGCGTCGGCGACTCCGGGTGCTCCAGGACCGCCTGGACCCGGCGGCCGCCTATCGAGCCGAGCGGCGGGGCCATGTTCCGCGGGCGGGCGGGAGCGGGCTTCTTCGCGTCCTCCCTGTCGTCGTCAGACTTCGCCAGCGCCAGGGACAGCAACTTCCCGCCCGCCAGCTCCCCGACGAGCTCGCGGGCCAGCTCGGTCAGGGCGCCCTCCGCCTCGGTCTCGCTCATGTGCCCGCCGGGTAGCTCACGGCCATGTTCTTGGCGCTGAAGGCCTGGAAGCCAGGCGGCAGGGTCTCGGGCGGGGTGGCCAGCTTCACGGGCGTGCCCTGGCCGCTGCTGCTGCCATTGCCGGAGGAGCCGTTACCATCAGCGGGGCGGGGCGGCCTGGGCGCCCCGCTGCCGCCTCCGCCGGACTGCGAGACGCCGGGAGCGATGTTCAGGCTGGAGGCGCCCTGCGGTCCGGAGGGCTGGCTGCCCTGGGCCAGCTGCTGGGCGGCGACCTTCTGCTGCAGCTTCTTCTGCTGCATCTGCTCCTTCTGGATCTGGTCATAGTCGATGTCGAAGCCGAAGTCCTCCGACATCCGGCGCTCCAGCTCCAGCATGAACTCCGGCGTGATGTTGGCCTGCTGCCCAGCGCTGGCCAGCTTGTCGAAGGTGTCCTGCACGGCGGACTTCTGCTCGGCGGTCAGCGGCCCCCAGCGGAACGTCGGGTACCGGGTCGAGCCGAAGTTCCAGTCGATGAACCTCGGGATGATGTGGGTGTTGATGACGTAGGCCATCTCCTCCAGCACGGAGTCCAGCATCATCATGAACGTCGCGTCGTCCTGCTTGCCGAAGTCCACCAGCGCGGTGTCGCCGGCCCCGCCGCCCTGGGAGTCATCGAACCAGGGCGCCAGGACGGACTTGGACATCGCCGAGTTGTGATGGTTGATGAGCCCCAGGAAGTCGAACTGGCCCTCCTCCCGCAGGCTCTGGACGGTCCAGTCGCCCGTGGGCAGCACCATGTACTGGGCCAGGCCGAGGTTGGCCAGGCCCTTGACGAAGTTGTTCTTGTCGGCGGCGGCCGGGTTGGGCGGCATCGTGCCGACGCGCAGGCCGACGGCGGCCCGCTGCGCGGCGAGATGGGCGATGTAGTAGAGCTTGACCTTCTTGTCGTAGTGGTAGAAGGCGCTCTCGAACATGGACACGCCGTAGAACGGGCGCTCGGCTTCCTCGTGCGCGTAGTAGAGCCCAGTAGATTTGGGTATTTTGACGTCTATGGTACGACCTTGGAAGAATGTCCGCTGCCGCCAGCCATTCCACTCGCCCTGGCCGTCCAGCAGGAACGTCAGCGTCTCGGACGGGCGCCAGTCCAGCTTCCGCAGGGTGATCTTGTTCCGGTTCGGGCCGGTCCTGGGGACCCAGTAGACCATCTCCCAGGCCGTGAAGCCGTTGAACAGCGCCAGCAGCATCTGCTTGATGAAGCGGTCGAAGCCGTGCGTCATGCCGCCCATCGAGGCGGGCGCGAAGAACATATCGCGGATGAACTGGGACTCCGGGTCGCCGCCGATCTCGCCGTCCACCTGGGCGATGGCCGCCTCCTTCAGCGCGGACAGCAGCGGCTTGGTCATCAGCCGGTAGAGCGCGCGGGCCTGGCCGTCCTGCCGGCGCATCGCGGTGAGCTGGCCGATGGTGACCGGATCCTCGCGGAAGATCTCCCACGAGTCTCTGTAGGGAGTCGCGAAGGGCAGGAAGTAAGGGACGCCGACACTAAAATTTTCAAATTCAGGTGGCGGCTTGGGCATCTGCCCGACGTCATCGGTTGAGAGGATATACCCCTCTTGTCCGAATCCCTGGGACGTGACGCCCATCCCGCCGGGAGGACTCACACCAAGACCAGGACCTGGAATTTCGCTAGAGGTAGGCACAGCACCACCTCCCCTCGCTACTCCAGGGCGGCGATCTGATCCTCGATCTCAGGCGGAATGCTCTTCCACCAGTGCTCAGGGCGCTTCAGGTGATCCGTCACGCACAGAGTCGCCAGCCACTCCGGATCATTAATCGGGCGCAGCCGGTAGGGAATGACGTGGTGCACGACAAGTCCGGTAGCTGACGGCACGAACATCTTGCAGTCCTGGCAGGCGTAACCGTCACGGTCCAGCACGAACCGGCGGATCTCCGGCCAGGTCTGACCTCGCCAGGTGCGCTCGGACGGCGATTGGCCGCCTACCCAGTTCGGATGGTCAGACCCGCGCAGCCAGTACGTCCTTATGTTCACCAGACCCATGCGGGACGCCTTGTGCCGAACAGCCTGACGGGTCCGTCCAGTCCTAGCGGCGATCTCAGTGAGCGGCACCTCAGGATCCCGGAGCAGCTCCAGTTCCCAGTCCTTCCAGCCCTTTACCAGATTGCCATCACGCAGACCCTGGCCCTGTATAGACATCGGGCGAGCCGCCTCGCGCAGGCCAAGCCTGGTGATCCGCTTCCCTACAGAGTGCTCAGGCCTGCCGACCATCCTGGCTAACTCCGCACGGGGGACCTGGCTGCACATGGTTCGGATGATCTCGTCCTCTGCCTCCGTGTAAGCAAACGGCGCCACAACTGCCTCCCCAGGCCGACAGGACTGCTACCGGCCTGGGGAGAATATGCACTATCGGTCCATGCCAACGCTCACCAGGGAGGGGCGGAGGCCGGCGTGCGCGGGCGCGGGTCAGAGGAGATGTCGTCATCCAGCACCGAGGTATGGAACGGCATCACGACCTCGGCGGCCGCCAGCGGGAACTCCAGCCCGTCCGGGTGGTGGCGCGGGGCCAGGACCTTGTCCGGGGTGAAGAACTGGGGCGGCACGAAGCCGATCGGCAGGCGCTCGTCCAGCACGCTGCCGGCCCAGTCCGCGTACTCGCCGGACGGGTAGGCCTGGGCGCCGGACGGGTCCTCCGCGCCGCCGAGCCGCACCGCGCCGGCCAGGGCGCAGGCGAGGGCGTCGGCCTCGTCCTTGCTGCCGTCGCCCAGATGGTCGATCTTGCCGTTGGGCAGCCGGGACAGGCCCTCCAGCTCGGCCAGCAGCAGCCCGCGGTCCGGCATCTCCAGGCGGCCCTCGTAGGACAGGTCGCGCAGGTTCTGCCAGGGCTCCTCGGACTTGTCGGTGGACACCACGTCGGTCTCGATGCCGTGGGCGGCCAGGATCTGCAGGCTGTCCAGGCTCTGGAAGCCGTCGGCGGTCGCGAGCCGGATGTTGAATCCCCGCCGGCGCAGCTCCAGCACCAGCATCCGGTACCACCGGATCTGGATGTCCAGCGGCGGGGTGCGGCTGGCGTCGGCGGCGAAGGAGAAGACGAAGTCGGCGCGCACCACCGGGCGGCGCTCGGTGAGCTGGATCTCCTGGCCGCGCTCGCCGTAGCCGGTGAGGGTGATCTCCTCCTGGCGGCGGCAGTGCGCCATCGCGATGCCCGCGCGGTCGCCGCTGACGGCCAGGTCGGCGTGCATGGCGTACTGGGCGCCCCTGATCGGGCGCAGGTCTCCCCAGCGGTAGACGGGCTCCCAGGCGCGGGCCTGGCGGGAGTAGTCGATGACGTCCAGCGGCATCGGGTCAGCCGGATAGCAGCTGGCCTTCAGCGCCTCGTGGTTGGCGAAGTAGGGGTTGACCGCGCGGGACGGCCGGCACTCGTACTTGGCCCTGGCCAGCACGGCGTCGTCGCGGTAGTCCTCATCGAAGTGCTGGCGGGTCACCCGCGGGTTGACGTCCCAGGTGGCCAGCGGGCCGGAGACGTAATGCCGGGACGCCTCGCCGCGCTCGGCGTTGTCCTCGCGGGCGCGGGCGGTGAGCTTCTGGATCGTGGAGCCCAGGTACCGCGGGTAGGAGATCCGGACGTTCTTGAACGTCTCGGGGAAGCGGGTGGAGGCGGAGGTCTGCAGCATGTCGAGGATCGCCTCGGCGCTGGAGGCCGACTCGCGCATCCTGGC